ATGCATGGATTCGTGAGATTATTGAACAAGAAGGTGAAGACCGCTATATTGAATGGCAACGCAAACAAGATACTTTGTCTCGCATATTCAAAACAGATATAGCTAATCTTGATGATAATTTTCAAGCTAACTTTACTTCTGTGAATGGACAACATCCATATATTATGACTATGTACATGCAAAGAAAAATTAGTCTTGAAACATTTGCTATTATTTCGCATATTGCTAATATATTTCCCTATTGGGATGAAAAAGTAGTTGACAAAATCGTAGCACATGATATAATAAGATTAATAAAGAAGTACAGACCTTTTTTACAAATTGAAGATAAAAAGTTTAAGGACTTAGTCCGAGATCGTTTTTTCTGATATAAATAGATGGTAGATTAAATTCTACAACATACATCGCAAATATAACCAATGCTATATACAGCTAAATTAATAGGAATTAAAATATGTCATTTGACGCACTCAAAAAGAACCGTTCAGCTTCTCTAACTAAACTGAACTCTCAGCTCGAAAAAATCTCATCTAAGAGCTACGCAGATCCCAACGAAGGTAAAATGTGGAAACCTACTCGCGATAAAGCTGGTAATGGTTTTGCTATCATTCGTTTCTTGCCCGCAGCAGCTGGTGAAGAAATGCCGTTCGTACGTGTATGGGATCACGGTTTCCAAGGCCCAACAGGTCTATGGTACATCGAAAACTCACTTACCACTATTAACCAAGATGATCCAGTTTCCGAATTCAATGGTAAATTGTGGAATTCTGGTGTTGATGATGATAAGGCACTTGCACGTAAGCAAAAGCGTCGCCTTAAGTACTTCGCAAACGTTCTTGTTGTTAAAGATCCAGCTAACCCAGATAATGATGGCAAAATCTTCATGTATCAGTTTGGTAAGAAAATCTTTGATAAATTGAACGATCTTATGAATCCTCAGTTTGAAGATGAAACACCAATTAACCCATTCGATCTATGGGAAGGTGCTAACTTCCGTCTTAAGATCCGTAAGTTTGAAGGTTATCCAAACTACGACAAATCAGAATTCGATTCTCCTTCGCCGGTTTCTGATGATGATGCAGAACTAGAACGTATCTACAATGCAGAACACCCGCTACAGGAACTGATTGATCCTGCAAACTTTAAGTCATATAACGAATTGAAAACTAAATTGTTCCGTGTACTTGCACTTGACGAAGAAGCTTCAGTTCCTGCTAAAGCAGAAGATGATGAGTTTGATCTATCCAGTATGGGTAACCAATCAACAGCAGCTCCAACGCCTAGTGCTCCAGAAGCAATGCCTGCATCGTCAACAGCCATGGCTATGGATGACGATGATGATCTATCGATCTTCAAGGAACTAGCGAATGGCTAATAAAACCTATGAAGAGGTTTTAGATTTCGACTTCGGCTTCAGCTTTATTGATGAAGAACTTCAAGCAAAAAGTGCTGAAGCCGAAGAAACTATTCAGAACATCAGCAGCGAAAAGCAAACTTTAGAAGATCAATTAGTTGATGCTAAAGTTACTGCTGATGATTTTGAATATCGATTAGAACTTCTATATAAATCTGTATCGCCATTCTTGGATAACCTTTGTAAAAATTCAGACAAGTCAACAATTTATTGGCCTGATCGAGTTGCAAAAATCAAAGCTTATAAATCAAAGCTGCTCACTATTGTGGAAGGAAAGTAAACTATGAGTCTATTAGACAAACTCGTGAAAAATAGCACCATTAAGATGTCGGCTCCTTTATTGGAATCGAAAGTTTATGGTAAGAAAGATATGGCACCCACTAATGTGCCAATGGTAAACGTTGCTCTATCAGGTCGCATTGATGGCGGATTATCACCAGGATTACTCGTCTTGGCAGGTCCTTCTAAGCACTTTAAATCAGCATTTGCTTTGTTGATGGCAGGCGCTTATATGCAACGTAATAAAGACGCAGTACTTTTGTTTTATGATGCGGAATTTGGTACGCCACAAGCTTACTTTGAATCATTCGGTATTGACATGGATCGCGTAGTCCATACACCAATTACCAATGTTGAAGAACTTAAGTTTGACATCGCGCACCAACTAGACCAAATTACCAAAGGTGAAAAGGTAATTATTGTCATTGATTCAATTGGTAACCTTGCTTCTAAGAAAGAAGTTGCTGACGCGCTTGACGGCAAATCAGTAGCAGATATGTCTAGAGCTAAGGCACTTAAATCTCTTTTCCGCATTGTAACGCCTCACCTCAACCTTAAAGATATTCCATTGATTGCGGTTAACCATACCTATCAAGAGATTGGATTGTTTCCTAAGGCTGTTGTTTCTGGTGGCACTGGCATTTACTATTCAGCTGATGCTATTTGGATCATTGGTCGCCAACAAGATAAAGTTGGTACTGAAATTCAAGGCTATCACTTCATCATTAACATTGAGAAATCTCGACATGTTAAAGAGAAGTCTAAGATTCCAGTCTCGGTATCTTGGGAAGGCGGTATTGTTAAGTGGTCTGGTTTGATGGATATTGCTGAAAAGGGCGGTTATCTAAACAAACCTAAAGTTGGTTGGTATGAAGCAATCGATCCATCTACTGGTGAAGTTATTTCTGAGAAACTAATGCGTGCTAAAGAAGTTAACGATAATAAAGAATTCTGGATGATGATGTTTGAAAAGACTGACCTATCTACCTATATTAAGAACGCATTTACTATCGGTGCTTCAGGCTCAATCATGCGCGACGATGATCAACCTGATGTTGTTAACGCTAAAGATTAAATAACTGTTGACATTCTATATGATGTATATTATTATAGTAAATAATACTTGAATGTGCTGGCGGCTAATTGTATTGGTCGCCAGTACTCAACTTAATAATCGGAAAACGCAATGATTGAAAACACCGTTCTATCAAATCTTATCTTTAATGAAGAATATTACCGCAAAGTTTATCCTTATATCAAGGACGATTACTTTGATGATAGTAGTCTTAAAAAGATCTTTGATACCTATTCAACTTACGTTGAAGAATATAAAGCTCCACCTTCTATTGAAGCTCTTAAAATCTCCCTCGATAAACGCAAAGACTTAAACGAATCTTCTTACCAAAGTATGATGCAAACCGTTGATGGTCTGCAAATAGACAATGAAACTAATTTTGATTGGCTTGTTAAAGAAACTGAAAAGTTTTGCCAAGATAAAGATTTGTTTAACTCTATTCGTAAAGCTATTCTTATTATGGATGGTGAGGAAAAAGATTTAGACAAGGGTGCTATCCCACAACTACTTTCAGACTCATTAGGTATCAGCTTTGATACATCTGTAGGTCACGATTTTATTGAAGACTCTGATGCGCGTTATGAATTTTACCATCGCAAAGAAGAACGCATGCCGTTCGATATTGATCTTCTAAACAAGATCACTAAAGGTGGATTGCCTCGTAAATCTTTAACTGTATTACTAGCTACAACTGGTGGCGGTAAATCTCTAGTTAAATGTCACGCAGCTGCTAGTTATCTAATGACTGGCAAAAACTGTTTGTATATTACTATGGAAATGGCTGAAGAACGTGTTGCAGAACGTATCGATGCTAATATGATGGATGTTACTCTTGACGAATTAAAAATGTTACCACGCGATGTTTATAAGAAACGCATGGATCGTATCAAATCAAAATGCACTGGTCAGCTAGTTATTAAGGAATACCCGACAGGTTCTGCTCACGTTGGTCACTTCCGACATTTACTTAATGAATTAAAAATGAAGAAGAACTTTACTCCTGATGTAATCTTTGTTGATTATCTAAACATTTGTGCATCACAACGCGTTAAAGGTGCTGCTGCGGCAAACAGTTATACTCTGGTAAAATCTATTGCTGAAGAAATCCGTGGTCTTGCTATGGAATACAACTGTGCTGTTGTTTCTTCATCTCAGTTTAACCGTGATGGCTATGGTAACTCTGATGTAGATCTTACAAACACTTCTGAATCTATGGGTATTACCCACACCGCCGATTGTATTATTGGTTTGGTTACAACTGAAGAACTTGAT